CTCCATCAGGTTCTGATATCTTTTCTTCTACCCAGTCTACCCAAGTTACATCTGCTTCATCTTTTTTATGATTCAAATAATTCTGCCATTCATTAAAAATGTCTGTAGTATCAACCTGTTCAAAGAGATGGGTTGTAATACCACAGACTGTATTATCTAATCTTTCATCAGTTATCTGATAGCTTTCTATAAAACTCTTTCCTGCAATAATCTCAACTTGAGCTAGGGATATTTCATATACATTATCATTCCTTGTTAAGCTTGGTGCTTTAGGTGTTGACTCTGGCGTGCCTTCTAGAATGAAAGCTTTTACATATCTATTCTCAAGGGTTTTATCTAGTCTAATTACAACCCTATCAATTCGATTTAAACTTGGGTCAGCAATATCATGTTCTAGTATTAAATCCTCTCTTGCTATTTTATATAAATATCCTTCAATCCAAGCATAGCCAGGTTTTATAGATATTTTCATATCCTTTTCATCTGTAACAACTTTTAAATTTTCTCCACCATTAAATATTCCATTTCTAATAAACTGCCTGAAAAACTCTGCAAATTCATCAGCTGTATAAAATCGTTCATCTTCTCCTTCTATGGAATCAAAGAATCTATATTTCTCACCCATCAAATCCCTCCTTATCTCAAAGTCCTATATATCTATTTTTCCACTTAACAATTACTCTAGTTTTAATACTGTCATTATTACTTTGGTAACTTAAGATATTCTCTCCTGGATCTAGCTGCCAAAATACACTATCTAAATCAATATAGTGAAATGCATTCTCTCCATTAATCCTTACATATTTTTCTCCAAAGGCAGTAGATACTGTTAAGACATCATCTTCTCCAAGCTCTCTGTTTACCTTTATAAATTCTCCTGTAGTTTCATTTGTAACTGTTGGATTAGTAGCTGGGCCTTTAAATTCTATCTCAACTGGAGTATATACATCCCCAACATTTGCAGCTTTTCTTTTAAATCCTCTGTTTGAAAAGTTAGTAGGTAGAAATAATCTAAAGTTAAGACCACCCATGATATAGGACATTTCCCTACTTTCATAGTAAGTATCAAGCCAAAATGGATTATGGCAAAGTAGATGTAATAGATATTTTTGGTAAAAGAGTCCTTTACTTCCTTGCCCACTAGGGAATATCGGCGTGGTTTCTACTATAGCTTTAATTTCCTTAATCTCATCTTCATGGTAGTAGGTAATTGTTACTTCTCCAAGTTTTGGATTTAATACTCTTTGCATCTTCCTTCTATATTTTAGAACTTCATTAGGGTTACTTCTTGTTATAATCATCCCTTCAATAGAAATGGCTCTGTTTTCTAATGTGTTATCAATATAAGTAGAACCATCTTGTTTAGGTGCCTTTTGGCTTTCTATTGTAACTGGTATATCTCCTACTCCATCTAGTATTTCTAAAAAACAAGGGGCTTGATTTCCTAAAATAATACTTTCTCCATTTATATTTGTTATTACGATTTTCTCCATAGTACACCTCCTACCATTCAAGGGCCAATTGTCTTGAAGCATTTTTAATTTGTCTTGCTGTTTCATATGGAGTTAATGGAGCTGGGCTGTTGATAACTATGTTTTGTGTTATACCTTTATCCCCAGAAAGCATTTTTTTAGTCACATTATCGTTATAAATCCTACTTCCTCTAGGTAGTTCCACCAATTCAGGCCCAAGTTCTCCTACCATAGTAAGGCCACCTTGGAAAAAGCTAGTTCCACTAAAGTTTGATGCAGCTCCACCGCCTGATGTTACTGTTTTAAATACCCTTGTAATTTTCTCTACAATACTAAATACCTTCTCTTTTACCTTTGTGGCATTCCATTCTTTAATCTTTCCTATTCCTTCATCTATCTTATCTTTAACAGTTTTCATACTATCCTCTACGGAAGACTTCACCCTATTCCAGTTTTTCTCTGTAGACCTTTTTATCTCTTCCCATCTATCTGTAACATCATCTTTTATCTTTTTAGCTTTTATTAGTGTATCTTCTTTTATAGAATCCCAAGTCTCTGCTAGATATGTTTTTGTAACTTCCCATTTCTCAGACGTAGCTAATTTGATGTCTTCCCATTTCTTTATTACATCTTCCTTTATTTCTTTCGCCTTAGTAGCTATATCATCTTTCATTACTTGCCACTTTGTCTTTATTTCTCCTGTTTCCCAGTCCACCTGATTAACATGTTCTTCGGCTTGAATCTTTGCTTCCTTTATTACATTTTCATGCATTTCTTCAGCCTTTTTAATTGCTTCATCTTTTTGCCGAGTAGCTTCTTCGATAAGTTTCTCTGCTTGTTCTTCTGAAATAGTGCCAGCTTCATCTCTTTGTCTAATAATTTCTTTTATTACATCCTTATATTGTTCCTCTGCTGCTTTAATGGTTTTATCCTTTTGCTCTAAACTATTCTTAACAACTTCTGCAGCTTGCTTTGCAGTAATCTCTCCAGCTTGGGCTTTCATTCTTTCCATGATGGCCTTAGCTTCTACTTCATTTTCAGATAAAACCTGTATTCCTGTTTGAACCATCTCTTCCTGAATAGCATTAATCTCTTCTTGCTCGGTCTTAGTTAAGGCTCTCTTTTCACTAGATGCTGTATCTAATATTCCTTTAATTCTTGCTTCTCCATCTACTATACTTTGCTTTCTATTTTCATAACCCTCATTCATGTTATTTAAAATCTCATCTTGTTCTTCCTTAGATAAAGATGTGCTGTTAGTTACAAAGTTTTGTATCTTTCCTAAAGACTCTTCATGGTGTTTATCTAATCCTGCTTGGATCTCACTAGCCATCTGTGAAAAGTTATTACTTATTCCATCTGCCATATCCTTAGTTACTTCCTGACCACTCCAGGAAAGTTGATTAATTGCAAGGGTTGCTTCATCGTTTAATTCTAAAAATCCACCTACTGCTTTCTTTGTAGATTCGGATACTTCATCCCCAAAAAGTTCTATTGCAGGAATACTATCCTTTGATAGCTGTTTATATAAAGCAACTCCTGCTGCTGTTACTCCAGCTATGGCTGCTATAGCAATTCCTACAGGCCCAGTTAAAACTGTAAAAGCTGTAGCTAAAGCTCCAATGGCAGGGGTTGCTGCTACAGCTCCTGTGGTTGCAACTGCTATAGCCCCTGATATTGTGGAGACTCTCGATATAGCTGTTCCTATTCCACCTATAAGCTTTCCACTAATCATTAAAAGTGGGCCTATAGCTGCTGCAAGAGCTGCTACTTTCACTATTGTCTCCTGTGTAGCAGGACTAAGATTTCCAAACCATTCTACTGCTTGTTGTAATTTTTCAACTAAGGTTTGTAGATGTGGAACTAAAATCTCAAATAACTGTATCCCAACACCTTCAAGGGCAGATTTTAATTTGGTGATTTCCCCTTGAAGATTATCTTCCATAGTTTCAGCCATCTCTTTTGCCACACCGTTATACTCTCTTGTGGCTTGGGTTAACTTCTCATAATCTTCAGGACTAGCATTTATTATAGCTAGCATTCCAGACATTGCTTCTTTTCCAAAGATAGTAGCTGCATATTGGGCCTGTTGTTCTTCAGTTAACCCTTCAAATTTAGATCTTAATTCATCCATTACACTCTTAAAAGGTAACATTTCTCCATTGGCATCTGTGATGGATAGACCTAACTGGCCCATAGCAGCTGCCATTTTATCTGTTGGGTTTGCTAAATTTGCAATGGCAGTTTTCAGTGAAGTTCCAGCTTGGCTCCCTTTAATTCCTGCGTTGGCCATAAGTCCTAAAGCAAGAGCTGCATCTTCAGCAGAGTACCCTAATGCACCAAAAAGAGGAGCCACATATTTAAATGACTCCCCAAGCATTGCTACATTTGTATTTGAATTTGAAGATGCACTGGCTAAAAGGTCTGCAAAGTTAGATGCCTCTTTTGCCTCCATTCCAAAGGCAGTAAGGGCATCGGTGACAATGTCGGAAACTAGACCTAAATCCTCACCACTGGAAGCTGCAAGCATCATAACTCCATCTAAACCATCAAGCATTTGTGTAGTGCCCCAGCCAGCCATGGCCATGTACTTTAAAGCCTCGGCAGATTCAGATGCACTAAACTTTGTAGTAGCACCCATTTCCTTAGCTTTTTCCTCTAACATCTTTAAATCATTACCTGTAGCTCCACTTATAGCCCCTACTTCACTCATTCCAGCTTCAAAATCGGAACCTACTTTAACTGCAGCAACACCAAGTCCAACTAGTGGAAGTGTAATCTTTTTAGTTAAGTCTTTACCTACAGATTCCATTTCTTTTCCTACATCTTGCATCTTCTGACCAACTGGCTCTAATGCTTTTCCCAGTTTATAAAAGCCTGAAGACTGAAGTTCTATCTCTTGATTTACTTTCTTTAAATCCTCTTCCATATATGCTAATTGTG